TTATGGAAGTTGTCAAGGCTTTTTGTAAAAGCCTCTTACCATCCGGGGACCCGAACATCTGTACATATTCAACAGTCTTCAATCTTAACCTCCTGTTAATCCTTACTTATCTTTTAAAAGCTTATTCGTTTTGACCGGTGAGGGGGATTCCTGGCTGTGTTGTGCATCCTCTATGGATAGCCTCGGCAATAACCCTCATGTTTTTATGTACGTCTCTTTTCTGATTCCAGGCAGACAGCGGATCATTTATAGGCATCGGGTTAATGTTGCCATTACTTCCGCCCTGGTTACCGATAGATTTAAAAATCTCTCCGACTAATTCTTTTGCAAAAATGTGTAAATCGGTATTTTGTACCGGTTTGTTATTTTGATTTGTTTTAGTCTGCGCGATTGATTTTTTGACTACTTCCTCAGAAAAGCCCATAGCACCCATTAACTGATCATTTAATGCTTTCTGTGCTTGCTGTTCGTCCATAATGGATTTTAGAACAGTCTGCATACTGTTAAGGGTCGCTATCAATTGGTTATTTGCAGGATTGGCCGCTGTTACTGATTTTGTAACGGCTGCAGCTTGTGGGATGAACGCCGACTGTTTGGGGGCCATAATACCGATAAGAGCCGTAAGAGACTTTTTAATGTCCTGCAGTGATTGATCGTTTAATTCAGATGAATTATTAATCCTATCCTCTGCCTTTGTCTCTCCGTCCTCTGTAGTCATGGCCTTATTCGCGCAGTTCGGATCGTCGTTTGGTTTATTGGGATCGGCTGAACCGTCCCCACCCATAGCAGCCTCGACGGCCGCTTGCTCTGTTGCCTGTCCATTCTGCATAGATAGCAGCTGTTGGAAAAGGCTAATTATGTTTTCTATAATCGGCTTTTCCTGTGGATCTAAAGCGTTTTGCACTGTTGCTCCCGGTGTCATTACGGGCCTCCTTGTTAAGTGATTTTTTAACCTGGTCTTTTTGTCTAGTTTCCAGGTAAACGGCCAATTGCCCCTCTATGCTTTTTAGCACTCTAAGGCGTTCGCGTCCGGCTTTGGACATGTGCACCACACTTCCGGCCTGTGGTTGTGCGGGTTGGGCGGGGTTATAAAAAATAGCCCCATGTTGCATAATCAACGGGATAACCACGGCTTTGTATTCATCAAAAAGGATATTCAGCCTATCAATAGACTGAACACCATTTACCATGATTTCGTCGATCGCATCGTTTAAAGCTTCTTCTAGCTTAAACCTCTGTTGATAGTAACTGTCTTTTTGTTTTTCAGTTTCTATCTTTCTTAAGAATTTTCCCCGGATATTATCGGAAACATAGTTCCGCCTGTCCGGCTGCAGTTCGTCAAGGGCTTTGTATACCGCCGTGATAACCGAGTCAGTGTAAGCGGGTCGGGGTGTGACTAATGAACCATCAATCAAGACCCTGTTGATTACCCTCTGCCCGGTTTCACTTACAGACAGAATCCCATTATCGGGGATATAGCCTTCGATAGAAAAACCCTTTTGTAAGGGTCGCGGTGCCCCTGTTTTTTCGTCAACGTATGGGGGAAAGCCGTTGACCTGCTTCCATAACGTATCGGCTCTATTTAGCTTGTCGGACCCTTCCGGAAAACCGTCTAAAGCATCATACAGCCTATAAGTCGTAATCCATTCACCGGTCGGGGTTACCTCAGAATCAACTAATTTTCCTATGTCTTCGGTGAATGTTACCCCGTGCTGCCCTTCATAAAGAAGGATTGATCCGGACTTTGCCTGCTCTTGCATGTAATCTATGCAAGCCTTAGTCATACGTTCCCCATGACCATCAATTTTCATTCCGGACGTTATGCCCACCAAGTAGCGCCGCTTTACCCCTCCGTTAGACGTGTCTGCTTTTTCGACAGCGTGCAACCCTTGCTCGAATTTGTAAGGGTGGATATGAAAGGGTATGCGGATTCTCTTTTCTTCAAGAGTTGTTACATCTGGCATATTTTTTTTACCCCTTAACCGCCCGATCTTCTTTGAATCGGACCTGATATTTTATCCCACAACTGCAGCCTATATTCTGCCCGGCCGAAGCCGTTGGATCATGTGGCCTATCCATTAAATCAACCCCGGAACCGTCCCCCCTTGATACCTGAAACTTTTCATCATCTGGAATAGTTACCAGGTGTTGTTCCTCATGGTACCACCGGGGCTCCTTTGATAAGTTCCGGTTATGAATCCAGGTTTTAACCCCTTCTAATTGGGGGTTGCTTGCTAATACCCGATCTTTGTATTCTGCGCGAATCATTTCAACCGTCGATCTAACCTCTGTTACTGCTATATTGCGAATGTTTCCAGGTACGCCGGTCGTAGGATCGCGCTTTGTATAATCTTTAAATGTTTCGGTTATTTTAGCTTTAAATGATTGTATCAGCTTAGGGTTTATTTGTGAAGCCTTAATCCCGCGCTGATATTCCATCCTTTTGTCATTTGTGCCGTCAAATTCTTTTAATGAGGATCTTAAATCTGCCTCTAAGCGAGTCCGGAGCGTGTCTGTTATAAGGTCGCCTTTCTCTGCAGCCTTCACTATAAAGACGCTACGTTTAGGCAGTACCTCGGAAATATCCGGTAATTTTATTGTCTTGGCTTTTGTTTCACTTACACCCTTTAAGCTTATCCGGTAATTTTCAGCACTAAGCCGCCCCATTGCATTACTGATTTTTTCCTGATTATGGGAAAGTATTTCTTTAATGACCCGCTTATATTTTTTTCCCTTGATATTCTCTGTCCCGTATTTTTCTTCCAGGCGTTTAAAAAAACTACTTGCCATTTTTAACCATGCTCTTTAAAACGTTAGCCGCCAGGCTGTACAATCTGGATTTATTGACCTGGCTTTTTGACTCTTCCCATTTATCCGCTAACATAGCTTTGAAATCTTCGATTTCCATTTCTTCCATAAACCCAAAGAAGCCCGGCCGGTCATAATGCAGCGTATAAGCTTTTTTTGCCTGCTCTGCAGTATTAAAACCTAACATGACTTTATCTTCATCATAGGATCCGGATACCGGATCGTTTTGATGGATTATAAAAACCCGGGAAGATTCTTTCGCGTCCCCTATGTAGCAATCTAAGTGATCGCCGTCTTCCCCTTCCGTGCACCTGATATAACCGTAAGGGTAAAGCATTTTTATAGACCAGCCGTGCCCATCCTGATCGACGCCTGATCTTACGCTGCCTTTTGCATTTTCGATTGATATTTTAAGTCCCTGGAAGTCAAGACGGCCCTCTAACTTCCGGTCCGCTTTGTAGACTGGCTTTAAATGGATAGCATCAAGGCTTTTTCGTACCTCCTGGCCGCCGCCCTGATCATCAAGCAGGGAAAGAACATCATTTATAAACGCGTCCGGGGTGCCCTGGTAGTCTTCCATTAAAGAAAAAATGTCATTCTGTAACAGATTAAAGAACGCGATCAGGTCCAATTCTAAAGGACCCATCTGTTCATCGATAAAATCAGGATTTACTTTTTTGTCAATTAAAATATTATTTTCCATTAATTAATAAATTCTGTTTGCTTACACCGGAAAGACCATTCTTTCCCGTCAAAGAAAGCGTCACTTTCTGCGTAGAAGGTCCCGACCTTTTCGTCTGCCTTTTCAAATATTTCTACAGTCATACCTTTTTTAATTTTTTCGAAATGAATAGTAATCCCATTATGTTTGACTATTCTATCCAATTTGACCCCCCTTTCATACAGACCGCTTTTTTTATTGGCATATAATCCCGTATTCATTTTATTAGATCGCTTTCATATTAAAGGGGTTAAGCTGGCTCCCATCCGGTGCCGCTGGCTTTGCCCCTTCCGGCTGGTTAAGGCTGTCATTACCTGCCTCAAATATTGGATCGTCGCCCCTGGCCGATCTGATTTCGTTTTTCGTCCAGGTGCCACTCCCAAAGCGTAAAGCGTCAAGCTTGACCTGCTCTGTTTCCGTAAGTGTCTTTTTATATTTAAAAATATGATCGGTGCCAAAGCGATAAGGCAGAATATCCCGGCAGATGATGGACTCCCATTTTTGCATAATTGGCCCTGTGCCCTTGCCAGCTTCAATTTCCCCCTGCTCTTCGCTGGTCTCCTTTCCGCTGGTAAACTCCCCGCCAGCCAGGTTTATTTCCATGTTGGTCATATTAAACACAAGGGCTACGTCTCTTAAAAGCTTGTCCTGCCTGTCTGATTGTGCTTGAAAAGTATCAGCCTTGCTTATATCTAATACTAACGGGTGCCCTACACCCTGCAGGGTAACGACGGCCCCTTTGCGTAGCATGTTAATTTTTTCCTCTACGCGTTTTTGCTCCCCCTCTGTAAGCGTCGGCAGGGATAATTCCCCGGTCAGGTCCCCGAAAGCCGTCGGGCGCTGATCACCCCAAACGACCATTTTTTCCGGCTCTTTAGTGCCGTCTGCTCTCTCTGCAGCAAATTGATCAAATAAAAGCTGTTCAGATATTTTATTGATAAGCGCATCAAGGGGGACATATCCATAAGAACGGGCAGCACTTGGCAGGTAGTTAGTGAAAGTCATTTCATCTTTAAAGTAGATTTTAGGCATGTGGCCGACTACCATTTGAACATAACCGGTTAGGCCGCCAACATGCACAGAGCGCAGCGGGTAAGTAGTACCGCCCGGAAGCACGTAGAAATTTTCCATTATGCTATAATCTTCCGTATAATCTTTAAATAAAGCGGTTGCCCCGTGAATCATTAAAGACTCGACCCATTTTTTAGTTAAATCAAAAAAATCGTCTTCCGGGTTGCAGTTATTAAGCCAGTCAACGATCTCTTGTTTACGGCTGACAACCTTTCGATCGTACTGCTTTTTATATCTTAGCATGGCATTACTGAAATTAACTAGGTCGTCTCTAAGGTCCGGAAGTTCTTTTTGTAATAGGGTTTTTATTTTGAATCTTAATACCAGGTGCTTTAAATCGTTTGGGTTGTCATATTCGTCATAGATTTGCTTAAGGTCCCGCAAACGCTGGATAGTATCTTCCTCGATCTCTTTTTTATGTATGATGTCCCACTGTGCCGCCGCGATCCTGTTCATCCGGCTACCGACGACCGCTTGCACGTATCCGGCCGACTGCATGATCCCGATCCGTTCATCCGGTGAAAGGGTGAACAAGGGCATTTGCATTTTACCGGTCATCGTTTCGCCGCGCTTAGTTACACCGGTAACCCCTCTTAATTCGCTAAGGGTGAAAACATTTACCCCCCGGTAATTCCTATAGTCTTCCGGCTGGTTGTATAAGCTACTATCAGCGATCATGTACTTCGGCATTTAACACCCTCATTTCTTTTGCAACAAAACAACCAAGCGCCGCGCAATTAAGCAGTAACACTCGGCAAGCATAAAGTGATCGGGGTTATTACCCTCGACCCATTCATAACAGCCCTTACTACCTAAAAAGGATCTTTCCGGATTAAAAGTCCTGGTACTGGCTGTCATCTGGTTAATAAAGTTTTTATAGTTATAAATATTTTTAGGGTAAATGGTCGCCTTTGTCAATATAGCTTCCTTTACCGCATCAAAGGCCGGTGTCCTCTGTACTGTTATCGTTTTTGCTTTAAGGTTGACATTATCTTCTTTAACGGCTCCAAAGTAACAGACAAAGCCTAATTTAAACCGGTTTATTATTTTTCGGGCTTCCCTGGTTTCCGGGTTTCCATCAACTACCACGACTTTGACGTTATGGGATCTTAATACGCCGATCGTTTCTATAGTGTCTTGCACTTCCCCGAGGTAAAGCGTCCTAGTCCTGCCATCGGCTAATATTTCTTTAATCGATATATTGTACAGTTTTCCAACGTCAACGCCGGCTATGACCAGCCCGTTACTTTTGCAATAGGTGTAATCCTCTACACAGTCAAAAAGCATATCCCGATCAACCCGGCTCCCTGGTGCTGTGTAAGCTTCCCCAAAATCGCCATTGTAAACGCGCTGCATGACATCCGGGTTAGTAATGCCTTTAATAAACCTGCCCATTATTTCCACATAAGGGACAGTCCCGGTAAATAGCTTTGTAAGCCTGTAGCCGCTTCTCAGGCTTGGCCTTTCTGCAGTAGGCACCCATAAGCCCCGGCCATGCTGATCAATCGCTTTGTTGCACTTATGGCAAATCGGGCGAATGTCCCGGCCGCTGTTCCAGGTCCACTCCGGATCGCGGATAACATACCGGCCCTCGTCTATCTCCCTTACAACATGCTTGAACCAATTTAGCCGGATATGATGGCCAGACGGGCAGGGCTGGAAATATTCTTTTTTATCTGTGTCCTCATACTCTGCGTCGATTCCAAAGCGTTTAAAGGTAGGGTTGCTTATGTGAAGTTGCCACCGGTAGTCGGAATGGCTTAAACGTTCCGGGGCCATGATGATATTCTTTTGACAGCATTTGTCCTCTTCATCGATGATAACCTCGTCCGCTGCATACTCTGAAAAGGCCGCGTCTGAAAAGCTATTTACAAAGGCAATATTCCCCTCGCCTATATCTCTTGACTTTACGCTTTCGGTTTGTTTAAGTCCAAATTCTTCTTTGGCCGCTTTAGCTAAGGCCCGGTAGTATGGGGTATTCTGTACAGATTTTGTGTACCGTTCATCGACGCAGCGTTTAACCAGGTCAAAAGTAGGCAGGACATAAAAGACGCGTAGCCCGAGGATAGCATGGCCGAGGGCCCGGATTACCGCGTATTCTGTGATCCCGTTTTGGGTTGATTTAATAATAACCAGATAGACCGATTTGTCATGGTAGATCTGTACCTGGTAGAAGTGGGTTTCAAAGTCAAGGTATTTGTTTTTATGGGTCTTATGATGTTTGACGGCTATCCAGGGTATAAAGTCATGCAGCCGCTGTGCCGCTTCGAATTGAATCAGATCTAAAATAACCTTCCCCCTTGCGAATATAAAAGGGTGTAGTATGTATTTTGCCGGGCCGGAAATCTTGAAAACCGTTTAACCTGGTCTTTCTTCCA